ATAGCGACATTTAAAAACGAAAAACGCGGCCGGGTGTTCCGGCTGAAAAAAGGAGGAAAAAAATGACAAACATCACACGCAGAAACGAATTCGGAGCAATTCAGCAGGACGAGTATCATGGCGGTGACTACGCGCCCGTTATGACCGAGGCGATGAGCACGCGGGAAACGGCTCAAATCCAGTCTATGATGGTGATTGCGAAGAAATTTCCGCGCAACGAAAAGCTGGTTCTGGATCGCATTCTCAACGACTGCCAGCGGCCCGGGCTGGCGGAAAAAGCTCTTTACAGCTACGCAAGGGGCGGATCGGAGATCACCGGCCCCAGCATCCACTTGGCAAAGGCCATTGCCAAACGCTGGGGGAATATGACCAGCGGAATCGTTGAGCTGGAGCAGCGCAACGGGGAGAGTGTTTGCGAGGCCTTCGCGCTGGACCTTGAAAGCAATTACAAGGAGTCGAAAACCTTCACCGTTCCACATGTTCGGAGCACAAAACGCGGATCGTACCGCCTGGAGGACCCGCGCGATATTTACGAGCTCGTAGCGAATAACGGAAGCCGTAGGGAAAGAGCGTGCATCCTTTCGGTTATCCCGGGTGACATTGTAGAAACCGCCGTCGAGCAGTGCGTCAATACGATGCGAGCTCAGGCCGATACGTCGCCGGAAAACGTCAAACGGATGTGCGAACGGTTTTTGAAGGAATTCAATGTCGGCAAGGAGCAGATCGAAAAGCGCATCCAGCGCCGAATCGACTCGATCACTCCGGCCCAGATGGTCAGCCTTCGCAACATTTACAACAGTTTGAAGGACGGAATGTCCACTCCGGCGGAATGGTTCGAGCCTGAAGTCGAAGAGAAAGCGGAGGCGAAAAACGGCAATGACCGCGCCGCATCCGCGCTTGGCATGAAGAAGGATAAAGCCGAGAAAGCCGAGAAGGCCGAGCCCGTTCAGGAAGGAGAGTTGCTCTGATGGCAACATATTATCTCTACGAGCATCAGGCGGAAAAACTCCGGGGCCTTCAAGCCCCGGCGACCGCCATTATAGGCCGGGCCGTCGAACGGTACCGCAATGGGGAATTTGACAGTTCGGTATGTTTTACGGATAAGAAAAAATCCCGCGATTTTATGCCGAAAACGAAAGTTTCAGTAACGGAGCGTTTCCCCGGAATTGACGATGCCATGATGAGAAAAATTCTCCAGTGTCATTTCGAAAATCCGGATGTTTCGCGAAATAGATTTCTGGACCGGGAAATTTCCCGTCTGGACAAAAAAATAGCAGGAATGATGAGTTATTTCACAAGCAAGAAATTTATCATTTTGAATTGAAAGGGAAAATGAAAATGCCATGCAGGTATATTCGAGAAGAATATTTGACAAGTGAGCATGTCGATATGCTCGATGTCCACGCAGAGCGTTTTTATTTTCGCCTTTTCCTTGTCGTTGATGATTTCGGAAGATTTGACGCAAACGCGAAGATCCTCCGGTCGAAGTGTTACCCGCTCAAAGAAGATATTCGTACAGCAGATATTTCCCGTTGGCTCGTTGCGTGCGAGAAAGCCGGTCTTATCCTTTTGTACACAGTAGCCGGTAAACAGTACCTGAGTGTGAACCGTTTTTCGCAAACGCGAGCAAATTGTCGATCTTCGAAATCAAAATACCCCGATCCGCCAAACGATGTTTGCGGTTTGCAAGCACCTGCTAACAACTTGCAAGCAAGTGCTAACAACTTGAAAGCGTCTGCGGCCGAGAACGAGAACGAGAACGAGAACGAGAGCGAGAGAGACGCGCGTCCGCGCGAGGACTCCCCCGAAAAAAACATTTCCGACTCGGTGGAGGTTATGCCATACCCGAAGCAGAATCAGGAGGGAATCCGCGTGGTAAAGAAAAACGCCGAGGCCATTGGCTACGCAATGACCGATGAGGACGCGGAAAACTTCATCGCGTTTTACGAATCGACTGGCTGGACCAGAAACGGCCAGAAGATTCGGAGATGGCCTTCTCTGCTCGTCAAATGGCGGAACGTCGCGCGGAATGAAAAAGAAAAAGGAGGGAAGAAAAATGCAGACTGCCGGGAAATTACTCTCGATGCAGCAGAGTACTTCAAAAAGCCATTCTGACGAGCGGTGGAAGGGTATTGAAAAACTCGTTGCGGATGATCTTTTCGTCCGAAACGTGAAACAGGACGTGCTGAATCTTCCGGAAATCTTCGCAAGAATTCATTGCGGGGAATTCTGCGGGGGAAAAGGGCTTCTCCTGATGGGAACGCCGGGGACGGGGAAAACTTTCCTTCTGAAGGCCCTTTCCGACATGTTTTCGATCCCGTTTGAGGACGCTTGCGAAATTGAAAACGCCGCCGGAAATGACGTTTTCACTCGGGAGCTTTTACGGCTGAATCGCCCGCGCTGGTCGGAAATTCCTTCACATTGGAACGATTTGATTATCGATGATCTGGGTGCGGAAGCGGAATCCGTGATGTTGTTCGGGAGAGTTATTTACCCCGGAACCAATGCCATTATGGAGCGCTACAAAGTTTTCGTTGAAAACGGATGGAAAACTCATTTCTCGACGAATCTTTCCCCGGATCAGCTCCGGAAACGGTACGGGGAGCGGTGTTTCAGCAGATTGTGCCAAATGTGCGAGTTTGTCCCGGTCGTTGGACCGGATCGGAGGAAAGTATGAGTGAAAAATTTACGCCGGGTCCGTGGAATGTGGCGGGGTTCGATAGCCGGATCAATGAAGAACGCTATTTTGGCATTGGCACACCGTGTGGACAAATGATAGTAGAATCTTTTGGTGAGTGCGATTCTGACAGGAAAGCCAACGCTACGCTGATCGCCGCCGCGCCGGAGATGTACGAGCAGTTGAAGAGGCATTGCGCATTGTGCATGTTGATGCATCCTGATTGCGAGGGATGCGACATTTGCGACACGAGAAAAGTACTGATGAAAGCGAGGGGGGGAAAATGAGAGAGCCAAAAGTATACACTTGCAACTGCAAGACCCCACTTTATCAAGCCGCGCCGGAGATGTACGAAGCGCTGAAAAAATTAAAAGTTTGCATAGAAGATTATTTCGGAAAAACCGAACGAGAATTTTTAAAATGCGGCGACAAAGACGTTGATGTTTTTTTTATACAACCATATATGGCAGCATGTAATGCGTTGAAAAAAGCGAGGGGAGAGAGATGAACGACTACTTTCCCGGATTCGAGCCGGACGCGGCGGAGAGAGCGCAACTCCGGTTTATCAACGGAGTTCTCGACCTCCGGCAGTTTGACAAGATTTTCATCTCGGTTTCAGGCGGCAAGGACAGTCACGCGATGCTCTTTCTGGTGCGCGATCTGGCGGACCGGCAGGGAATTCCGCGCGAGAAACTTCTTGCGATGTACGCCGACACCGGAATGGAATGGTATAATGCAGGGGATCACGTTCAGGCACTATGCAAGGCGGCGGGCGTGGAATTGGTCACCGTTTACCCGGTAATGACTTTAATCGAACGCATGAAATGGCAAGGACAGCGATTCATTGAACGCGGGAAAACCCGCCGAGATGGCAAGTCTAACGGTGTAATGTTTCCGTCACCACATTGCCGGTATTGTACAGCAAAGCAAAAACAGGAACCAATGGACAAATTAGTCAGAAAATTTTCCGGCAAGCTGCTGAAAGTCACCGGCGAACGCGGGCGGAGTCAAAGGCGAGAAGCACTTATTCTGAATTTGTTTCCGTCCCGCGTCTGAACAGCCGGGAGCGGCAGGTGTTCGGCTGGCGGCCGAATCTGGCATTCAGCGAGTCGGATATTTGGACAATGATCCGGGACACCGGAGTTCAACGGCACGTATGCTACGACATGGGGTGTAATCGTCTCGGTTGTGCCGGGTGTATTTTCGGCTCGGACAGAGATTTGAGAATCGAAATGAGGGAAAATCCTCATATTTTCGAGGCTCTCGACCGGTTGGAAATTGAGTCCGGCTACACAATGAGTATGACAGGGAAACGAATCAGGGACAGGATCAAATAGGATAAATGAAAATGAAATGTGACTTTTGCGAACAGGAGTTTCCGGCGGAGGAGCTGGAAACGATCAAGGGGGCATTGCACGAGTGCGGCGACGTTCAGGAGTTCAACGTGTGTTTGACGTGCGCGGCGTGGATCGATGAACAGACAGGACGGAAAATTGAGTTGTTGCAAAAAATGCAACAGCTGAACAACTGAACGGTTGGATGCGCAAAAAATGAAAATTATTGAGCAATGCAACAGCTGGAGGATGGAAAATGACGAACTTTGAAAAGATCACGGAAAGTCCGGAGGATCTGGCGGAAAAACTTGTTTATTCGATCGAAGATGAATGGTACGGCAAACAATACGTGGCCATCGTCGGCGATGACATTCGTGAGTGGTTTAGAGCACGAGACCAGGCCGTAGCCGCGACTCTGGAATGGCTTAAAAAGGAGAAAGAAGAATGAAAAGGAAAAAGGAATTTTACAGCGAATTCATGCTGGGACTGGTCCCGGAATACACGACATGCAGGCGACTGGTGTTATTTTCCGAATTCAGATATACCGACAACGTCTGGATCGTCACGGAAAGCGGCGAGTCGTGGATTCAGCCACGCGGAGAGGACGAACCGGACGAGGTGTTCGAGTATCTTCCGGCTCCTACACTTCAGGATTTCATGCGCATTTTGAGGAAAAGATCAGGTTCGCCGGTTACCGCACGGTTCCGGCAGGACGGAATGTTTGAAATCTTCGCCGGAGATTCCGAGCGGCCGGATCATATCTTCCGGGAGGACGGCACATCGTGCGAACTCCGGGAGATCGGAATTATCCCGTGCGAAGCGGCGGCAAAACTTTACTTGAAAATCATGGAGGAGGAAGAATGAGCAACCTTGAAAGCATCGTCCCGCCTCTGGAGCTGTGCAAACGCATTCCGGCGGGGGAGTTCGAGGATTCCGCGCTGGTGTGGGTCGTCAAGGGCGATCATGAAGAATGCGCCCCGAGAACGATGTTTAATGCTATCCCCAATAGCTGGAATGTTTACCCAGCTCCGACGCTGGAAGAAATACTGGATGAAATGGTGTCCTTCAGAGCGTCATTTTGCGTCCATGGCATGGCAATCGGAAACAATTTTTACGGTTATCCGACCAGTGCGGAAGAAGCGCTCCTGATGTGGCTGAAATTGAAAGGGATTGAGGTGGAATAATGGCAAAAACAGAAAATGACAGATGCCCCGAGTGTGGCGGAGAAATGCGGCTTGAATCTTACAGCTTCGGAAATTTCTGGGGATGTTCAAATGAAAAATGCGATTTTTCATACTCTGCGGATGACATGGAAGATGCTTTTTCAGTAGAGAAATACCGTGAATTGGAAATAGAAAGAGATCTTGACGCAATTGTCAATGAAATTTTCGGTGAAGATGGGAATTGTATGAAAGAAATAGACAAATGAAAACCATTTACATCTCCGGCCCGATGTCCGGGATTGAAAACCTGAACCGTTCGGCGTTTGAGAGAGCCGAGAAGAAGATCCAGGCAATGGGCCACATTGCGTTAAATCCGCACCGCTTCCCGGAGCTTGAGACGTACGAAGATTATCTCCTCTTTGATATGGAAGTCATCGCCATGGCCGCCGACGCAATTGCTCTGCTCCCGGGCTGGGAAAATTCCCAGGGAAGTAAGAGAGAGCTTGCCGTTGCAATCCAAAAGGGGATCGAGGTTATGCTTATCGCGTAGAAAAAAATACGCCCCGGAGGATTCCCGCCCTCCGGGGCCAAAGCACTCTCAAACACTCCCTGAATGAAAATATATATCGAAAATAAAATTTTTCAAGAGGGGAAAACAAAATGGAAAGCGATATTAAGAATTGCTACGGAAAAGAGTGCGTATCGTGCCGGAAAAAATGCGACTTCAAAACGCTGGGGGAGAGCGTTATTTCAGAAAAAAGAGAGGTCTATTCCTCCCGGCGCGATTTCAGCAGATCGGAATGGTCGGTCGATGCTCTGGAGGACGTTTCCGCCCTCAAAGCGTTTTTCCCGGACGAGTCAGAAGCCGGGGGCGACAAACAGAACAGCGGGAAGGCCCTTGCGGCCGAAGCGTTGAGGAGAATTTATTTCATGCTGAAGGAGCATCCGAAAACAACGATGGATCTTTTGAAAATGACCTTTGAAGGGGCGACTCAATCCGATATTTCCCGCCAGACTGGAGTAACCCGGCAGGCTGTCAGTAAACGGTTGAAGGGCGATATAAGCGGGATCGCTGAATTGCTCGGAATGAAAAATTTTGATAAGCCGGTCCCCGAATCAAAGTTGCTCGGGTTGACCGGGAAAGAGTTCGAGGTTTACAAATTACTGTTTGTTGACGGATGCACGGAACGGAGCGCGGCTATCCAGCTCGGGATTCCGAAAAGCACAATTCATCGAATGGGGCAGAATTTGAGGAGGAAACTAGCAAGAAGTGGGGCAAGGAAAAATCCGATTCGGAAAAAATCGTGATTTTTTTTCTGCGGGGAGAAGAGAGGGGGATACAGGGGGTGAGAAGAGGGGAGGAAGGCAAGTTGAAGTTAAGAGCCATTAAGAGCCATTAAGAGCATTTTAAGAGCATTTTAAGAGCGGAGTTTTTAAGATGAAGAATAAAACAGAAAAAACAGCGGGAAAAGGTTGCGGGACAGCTGTATAATCAAGGACGGTATACAATGTCAAATTACAAAGCGGCAAGAAAATCAAGAGGGCGTCCGCTCTCAAAAGAGACGGTAAAAAGGGAAGTAATCAACCGTATCGCAAAAGGTGAAAGCCTTCTCAACATTTGCAAAGACGAAAAAATGCCTTGCCGGGACACAATTTTTGAATGGCTTTCAAAAGATAAATCCTTCTCCGACAAATACGACCGCGCGCGGGAGGTCCGAGCAGACCGGATTTTCGACGAGATACTTGAAATTGCCGACGACTCGTCAGGCGATTACGTCAAAGGCGACGACGGCGGTATAGTTTTGAATCGGGAAGCTATCGACCGGGCGAAGCTGAAAATCGACGCGCGGAAATGGATTCTGGCAAAGATGGTTCCGAAAAAATACAGCGAAAAAATGGAGCTGGAGCACTCCGGATCGGTTGACCTTCCCGGCTTTACCTTTCGCGAGAAGCCGGATCAGGAGGGATAACGTTGAATGGCGGAAATTGCCTTTGATCCTTTGCACCCGCGCCAGATGGCCGCGTTCACCAGCAACGCGACCGAAATTCTGTACGGTGGCGTGGCAGGGGGCGGGAAAAGTCACCTTATGAGGATCAAAGCGATATTTTTTGCGCTGAACGTCGAGCGGCTTTCCATTTACCTGTTCCGGAGGATCCATGATGACTTGTGGAAAAACCACATGGAAGGGGTAAACGGCTTTATTGCGCTTCTGGCTCCGCTGGTACAGTCCGGCGATGTGAAGATCACCAGCCAGCCGCCGAAGATTACTTTCACGAAAACCGGATCAACAATCAACCTTTGCCACTGCCGGTACGAGGCGGACGTGGTAAAGTATCAGGGGGCGGAAATCGGCGTTTTGCTGATCGACGAGCTGACGCATTTTACCGAAAAGCAATACCGGTACTTGCGCGGCCGTTGCCGAGTTCCGAAAAATCTGCGGGGGAACTGGGCGGCGTTCAAAAAGTTTCACGTTTGCGACCGATTCCCGCAGATCCTTTGCGGAGCGAATCCGGGCGGAGTCGGGCATAACTGGGTAAAGGCCACGTTCATTTCTCCTCAACCGACGGAAAAGATCTGGCGGACTCCGGACGATGAGGGCGGTATGCTCCGACAGTATATCCCGGCAAAACTGGACGACAATCCGTCCATTGATAAAATTGAGTACGAACGACAGCTTTCCGGCCTTGGTCAGGATTGGCTGGTAAAAGCCATGCGCGATGGATCGTGGGATATTACCGCAGGCGGCGCGTTTGACGATTTGTGGGATGCAGACATACACGTCATGCCGCGATTCAAAATTCCGGAAACGTGGTACATTTCCAAATCGTTTGACTGGGGAAGTTCAAAGCCGTACTCTGTCGGATGGTGGGCGGAAAGCGATGGGTCAGACTACATCCTGCCGGACGGATCAAGCAGACCGTCGATCCCGGGCGACATGTTTTTGATTCACGAGCTGTACGGGTGGAGCGGCGTACCGAATGAGGGCTTGCGGGAATCGACAGAAGCAACTGCCGAGAAAATATTGGCAGTTGAAAAGGAGCTCGGCTTTTCCGGAATCCTGTCTATCGCGGACAGCGCAATCTTTGACAGTTCGAACGGCAGGAACAAATCAATTGCCGACGACTTCGCCGATTACGGAATACTCTGGACCCCGTGCCGAAAGGCTCCGGGAAGCCGGATCGCCGCTGTCCAGAAGCTCCGCGAGATGTTGCGTGGCTCTCTGGAGCGGGACGGGAAGCCGGGGATTTTTATCTTCGATCACTGCCGACAGTGGATACGAACGGTCCCGGTTTTGCAACGCGATGAGCGCAAACCGGACGATGTGGACACGACTTCCGAGGATCACGCATTCGACCAGACAGGTTATCAGCTTTTGTACCCGAAACCGCGCATTTCGTCAGGAAACGTCACATTCGGTTATTGAGTTGACATTTTCTCTGTTTTGTGAAAAATTCAAAAACGGAGAAAAAAATGCTCGTAACCGACTTTACCGCGACGACGAAAAAACTTGCGTGGAAGGATTTTGTTAAGAACTTCTGCCCGCCGGAATACCGGATCAAGTGCGACGAGTGGCAGAAATGCCGCGACGCATTCGCCGGAGAGGATGCAATCAGAGCCGCAGGGGAAAAATATCTTTACCGTCCGGAAAGTAAGAAGAAGCCCGCCGCGTGGAAGGCGTACTTAGACAGAGCTAAATTTCCGGCGTACTGCAAAGACACTCTGCTCAAAATGTGCGGGATTCTGTCCTCCGGAGAGCCGGAAATGCAGCTGGACGATCTGGAGTTCTTCCGCGAATGGGCAACGAGCGACCACGGCGGGCTTGTCCCTCTTGCAAACCGTGTTATCGAAAATATTTTGAAGTTCGGGCGGTATCACTTGCTTTTGCAGGTGGGCGACACGACACAAGGGCAAAACCTGTTTTACGTCGATCATTTCGCACCGGAAAAATTCCTTGATTGCGACTGGGAAACCGAAAAAGGGGAAAGTTATTTGACATGGGTCCTGCTCGACGATTCCGATGTGGTTTTCGACATTCGGACAAAGAAGCGGGACTTTGACCGCCGTTTGCTGGTTCTCGGGCTGGATCAGGCTGGCCGCTACTATCAGGCACGAATCAAGCCGGAGGAGTGGGAAGGCTTTGACATTCTGAATCCGAACGCGGGGGAAGTTGAGTATCCCGCGCCGTACGGCGTAATCGGGAGCCGGATTCCGTTTTTCGTGTTCAACGTGACGGATCGGAGTTTCGGACATTACCAGCGGCCGCCGATGATCGACCTGGTGAACCATTCAATTCACCTGTACAATTCTGACGCTCCGTATCAGCAAACCCTTTTCATGACTTCAGATCCAACGCTGATCCGGAAGGGGATGCCGAAAAATGCCGATGACCCGAAGCTCGGAAGCGATATTTTCCAAGACATTCCGGCGGATGCCGATGTCAAGTTTCTGGAATTTTCCGGAGCTGGATCGAATGCCCAGTTGCAGAACATCCAGTCGATGCAAGCGGATGCGGAGAAGATGGGCGTTTCCATCGCCGGGATCGAGGGCGCGGCGAACGCTTCCGGCGTGGCGCTTGAGATCGTCCGGAATGCTCAGACTGCCGCCCTCCGGATCATCAACAAAAATATCGGGATCGGCTTGCAGAACATCCTCCGGTTTGCGTATCAGTGGGAGCACCCGGGAGAAGACCGGGAATCTGTTGCGGAAAAGATCGTTTTCGCGCCGTCGAATACATTTGCGGAGCTGAAAGCCAGCTCGCAGGAGATTGTGCAATTCGCGATGAATCGGAAAGATCTGATGATGACAAAAGAGGAAATGCGCTCATGGATTGAACGGAACGCCGGGCTTGAGCACCGCGACTGGATCGAGCTGGAGGCGGAGCTTGACGCTGAAGAAGAGGCGGAGGAGACGGACAATTTCGCGAACATGGACCTCGCGCGGCTTGCCGGATCGGTGAACGAGCAGAACGAGGATGAAAACGCAAATGCCTGAACCGTACTATAAAAATGAAAGCGTCACGCTGTATTGCGGCGACTGTTTGGAAGTGTTGCCGGGAATTTCCGAAAAATTCAATCTCCTGTTGACTGATCCGCCGTATTCGAGAGTAAAAGACGATGACTGGGACAGGTGTTCGCATTCGGAGCTGGAAACGCTTCTCCGCAACGTGTTCGAGCTGGTAAAACCGAAAATGGCTCTGAACGGAGCTGCCTACTGCTTTTGCTGGCCATATTTTTCCGCACGGTTACAACAAATCATGTCTGACTATTTCAACGTGTTGAATGAAATAGTATGGATGAAACGGAGACCGTCTGGCGCTCAATGCGGATATCAGGCAAAAGTGGATTTAAATAAATTGAGAAAATTTTTCCCGGAAACCGAACGGATCATTTTTGCGGAAATGTACGGTAGCGACAAACATGCGGCGGCTGATGCAGGTTATCAAAAAGCATCTGAACAGCTGTGGGCAGAGCTGATGCGGCCTCTGATTCGCTATTTTCAGGAGGCAAAAAAAGAAAGCGGGTTAAGCAGTAAAGAAATTCAAGACAGGATGTTTCAATTAACCGGGAAGCGGTATGTTTTTGAGCGGCATTCATTTAGTGATTCACAGTGGGAATTTCCAGTTCGAGAGCAGTACGAGGCGGCCGCTACGTTCCTCCCGTTGCGGCGGCAGTATGAAGACCTGAGGCGGCAGTATGAAGACCTGAGGCGCATTCATTCACCCAATTCGGATAATTTTACTGACCTCTGGATATACTCGCCAATACTGGCAGGAAGCAAAGAAAGGCTTCACAACTGCCAAAAGCCGATTAGAATGATTTCTGACATGGTGACAACCAGCAGCAGGACGGGGGATATCGTTCTCGACCCGTTCGCCGGATCTGGCACAACCGGAGTCGCTGCAATGCGTACAGGACGCCGCGCGGTTTTGATCGAACGCGATGAACGATACTGCGAGATTGCCGCAAATCGATTTCAACAAGAGCGCGACTTTCTATTTCAGGTGAAATAATGCCAACCGCAACAATGAATAAAACCGCCAGCCAGAAGAAAATCGCCGATCTGGCGCAACAGATTGCCGACCATCAGGCGCGATTGCAGATTATCGGCTCGAACTGGGGGAAGGAGATCACGGACCGGCTGGATGCTTCCGAAAAAAAATTTCTTGCAGAGCTGACAAAAAAACTGAAGAATTTCGACTATTCGGCGAATACGAAAAAGACGCTGGATCAGTTAGACAAAATTGCAAAAAAGCTCGCCGAGATCCGGGAAAAAGCTCTTTCGGAGGCTAGGGAGGAAATCGAACGGCAGGCGCACGAACTCGCAGAAAACGAGGCGAAGTGGGGGAAAAAAGTCACAAAAGAGATTTCCGAAAAAGACGATGCAAAAAAGCTGAAAGACCCTTCTGAAACGACGCTAGGAAGAGCCGTTTCATATTCGCTGTCAAATGGAAAAACGCTGAACCAGTGGTTTGAAAATATCGCGGAGTCAGACTTTTCCAGACTGCAATCTTTTATTCAGAATGGCTTTTCCTCCGGCCTGACAATTCAGGAGATGATTTCCGGGATCATCGGGACCGCCGAGGGGAATTATCTGGACGGAATTTTCAACACCACAAGAAATGAGGCGGAAAATATCGCCAGAACACTGTGTAACGGCATTGCCAACAGTGCAAAAGAGGCATTTTACAATGCAAATGACGATGTAATAAGCGGCGTTGAAATTCTGTCTACTCTGGACGGGAGGACATGCCCTGTTTGCGCTTCGCTTGACCGGAAACGGTATAAACTGGGGGGAAGCCATCCGTCCTTGCCATTGCATAACAGATGCCGCTGTGTGCTTCTCCCGGTGACTCCGGCTTCCGACTTTGCGGACGAGCAAAGGCCGATGGCGAATGCCGATTTTATGGCGGAAGCAAAGCGGAACTATTCCGCAAAGTACCCGAATAAAAATTTCGATGATCTCGCTATGAGCACGAAAAAGAAATATTACTATGAAGCCATGCACGAATACGAAAACCGTACTGGAAAACCGGCTTACCGACAGTTGCCCGGATCAATTTCTTTTCGTGAATACTTTACCGATTACATGACCGAACAGCAGCGCAAAGACTGGCTCGGACCGGGCCGGTATTTGATATGGAAGCGCGGCAATCTTTCGCTTGACAAATTTATACCGCCGTACCCTCAAAAACGGCTTACAGTGAAGGAGCTGAAAAAGCTCGACCAGGAGAGCTTCCGGAAATAAAAGTTGACACAACTTCTGTTTGGTGAGGCGTGGCGCTGATGGTCAGCGCGGATGCCGCAAAAAAAGGAGTTGCTGACAGATGGCTGTCGAAATTGTCGCAAAAGATGTGAATTCGATTCCGGAAATCCTCCGCCCGTTCGTGACGGAAAACGGAGGCAAGTTCTCGTTGGACGAGACACGGATCAAGACGGAAAAAGACGTTGAAAATGTGCTGGAAGCGAAGCGCAAAGAGGCGAACGACCGGAAAGCGGCCGAAGATGCTCTCCGCGCGTTCAAACAGCTCGGAAAATCTCCGGAAGAGCTCGCCGAAATCATCAAGGGCGCAGTGAACGGCAATCCGGCGGGGAGCGACCCGACCAAATCGGCCGAGTATCTTACTCTGAAAAAACAGTTTGAAGAGCTGGACGGTAAATATAAACCGGTTCTCGAAGCTTACGAAAAAGAGAAGGCCGAGAAACTTTCCCGCGATACTTGGGATGCCGTCGAAAAGCTGATCGGTCAGCTCGATGACAAGTACGACCGGGAGCGCGTCCGTGAATGGGCGAAAGACTCGAAAAGCTATTTCAAACTCAACGCGATTTCCGAACTCGATGAAGTTGATGGCAAAAAGCCGCTTGATTTCATCATTTCCAAAGCCGACAAACTGAAACTCCTGAAGGAAAGCACGCCGTCGAAGTTCGGCGGTGGCCGGGTGAACAATCCGAACACGGATCAGAAAAACGTAAACGGCGGACCGCGTGAAGGCGGATACCGCGAACGGCTGGCGGCATCGTTGCAGGACGCAAAAGAAGCTGATTAAAATCAAAAATAGGAGAAACTAAAATGGCTGGATACAGTTACGCTTGGGCAAACAAAAAGCGGCAGGTCCTTGAGACCTATGAAATTATCAGGCAGGAGAGCCCGCTTCTGCTCGGCATGGTCGGTACCGGAGAGGTTGCGACCTCCACGAAACTTGAATGGCTGGAAGACAGCGTTGGCCCGCGCCGGTTCTATCCGACGGGCAACACGAGCGGAGCGCTGACCGTCACCGCTGATGAGGTGGCGATGGTAAAAGTTGGTTCTCTCGTTATGGCCTCCGGTGGTCCGGAACTTTTCAAGGTCGACAGCGCAAGCGGAACTTCGATTACCGTTTCGCTGGTTGCCGCAAACGGGGGATCACGGACGGCCGCGAACGCTCCTGCAAACGTCGCGTGGAACATCGTGGCTGACCCGGAAAAAGAGGGAAGCGAAGCCGGAGACGGGGCGGTTCATCAGGCGAAAATCGGATACAACTACACGCAGATTTTCCGCAAGGATGTCACGCTTTCCCGCTCGGCGATTCAGACCGCCGTTTACGGAAACCTTGACAATCAGATCAACAATCAGGTGTCGTTGAAGCTCGAAGAGATGGTTCGAGACATGAACGGCGTGCTTGTCTTCGGTCATCGGCAGGAGCGTTCCGGATCTGCTCTCGGCATGGCTGGCGGACTGTATGAGTTCGCAACCGGAGAAGGAGCGCTTTCCGTCGATGGAGGCGGAACCGCCATCCTTGACGACATTATCATCAACGATGCTATCCAGCTCGTTTCCGGTGCTGGCGGGAATCCGACAGCCGTTTTAACCTGTCCGGCATTGGCGCGAGTGATTGGTGCCGCAACCCGCGATCAGGTGCGGATTGTCAGAGAAGACCGCGTGCGCGGAAACTACGTTGCGCAGGTCGTCAACGCCCTGAACGGCTCTCTGCTGACTATCGTTGCCGATCCGCTGATGAACATCGTGCCGGATCAGGCATGGGTGATTGACCCGGCGATGATGTCGATTCATCACATGCAGGCTCCGACCGACAGCGATTCGACCGGGCCTGGATTTGACGGCATCCGGCGGTCACTGATTGCGGAAACGACTTTCGAGTTCAATAACGCGAAGCTCCGCGCCTGTCAGATCAAGGGACTTCTCGGTGCTGACGAGGCGATCGCGAAGATTCGCGGTGACAAGACCGTCAACATCAACAGCTCGGAAGGAAACCCGGTTTACACTAAGGCCGTGACCGAATAAACCCCTCCACCGGCCCCGGAGATAACATCAAAGGGGCTTTTTTTTGAATTGAAAGGGAGAAAATGAAAATTCTGAAACTGATGTCTGATGGCCTGACGACTTCGGCAGTCGTTATGATGGACGATGGCAAGTTCAAGAAGATGGACTTCCCGGCTTCTCTCGGGGCGGACGTAATCCGGGCAAAAATCCTCGGCACGCCGCTTCCGGAAAAACCTGCCGTGAAAGCGCCGGAAGCCGCTCCGGCTGATCGTTCGTATACGGCTCCGCCCGAGGAAATCCGGAAGGATGTTTCAGCACGGGAAGAGGTCACGCTGACTCGCAAACGGATGATTCAGGAGCTCAACGCGGCAGGAATTCGCGGATACCAGACCAGCCCGGCGGTGGACGTGAAAAAGGCGTATGACGCGGCTGTTGCCGCCGGAAAGATCAAGAGGGGATAACACATGGAAATGCCAGATCCTTTTGCAACGGTTGAAATTGCAGACGCGTATTTCAAAGTTCGCGCCTATTCCTCCGGATGGACGGCGCTTGCCGATGACGAAACAAAGTCGCAGTATTTGAATCTTGCGAGCGTCATTATCCGAATTTTTGCTTCATTCACTCCTGACGATGAAGAAGAGAAGGTAAATTTTGATGATCCGGAGATTGTCGAAAAATACGCTCTGGCCGGAGCTCTTGAATCCGCCTGTCTGGAAGAGGCGTTGCACTTGGTAAATTTGGGCAAGGATCCGACGCAAACCCTCAAAGTTTTGAATCTGGGAATTCTCTCAACCGACGGAACGGTGTTCGATCATTCCTTTGTCGCGGACATTCTCTGCCCGTTCGCTGTTCGTATTCTGAAAAACGCCGGATTCGAGATTTCCAGCGAGGCGACGGGAGGCGGAAGCCTTCAGGTGGGAATTTTATCGAAGTGAACCTTCCTCCGCCGCCGGATTGTCAGCTTTCCTCCTTTCACTGGCAGTCCGGCGGTTTTTTTGTGGCAAGCTAAAGGAAATTTGTCACGTAACTGTCACGTGACTGTTGTGGTAACGATAAATAATCTGTTGTGATATCACGTGATATCACGTGACGTCACGTGACGTCACAAATTTCCCTTGAAATCTCGTCGCATGTCGCGGAGGTATGAAAAGTTTTTGTCTGCCCGCTCTTTGGACTCAAAGGCTTTCGCGTTTGCATCTTTTGAAATAGCGATAGCGTCCGAAGCGTTTTTGCTTGCGGTGATAATCATCTCGGCGTATCGGTCGGCTTTGCTCATAGCATAAAAAGCGACGCAAAGAGCGATAATTGCGATGGCAAGCGAAACATAAGTTGTAGTTTTCAAACCGGTTGAAAGCGGAGTTTATGCGCCGTTCGTTTTGATCTGTTCTTTCAAATTTGCGTTTTCGGTAAGAAGCGCCGCAATTTTTTCTTCATTTCCGCTTTTACAAGTGATTGCGCCTTCGCTCATTTTACTCTCCTTTTTGTTGGATTCAAGTTTTGCCAGTGTTGACGCGCCACACTGGATCGGGCTCGTTTTGCAATTTCCATCGCATGGCATTGTAATATATCTCCCGTTTCAATATGGCAAATTGTCAACTCGTCAAAAAGTTGACATGCCTTCTTTTTTATGAAAAAACGGAGGCAAAACAATGGCGAATTGGAAGCAGGAGTTGCAGCTGGAAATTGCAGGTATCGACGACCTGAACCGGAACGATGCCATTCTGAAAATCAGAATCGACACTCTGGATGACTTTTTCGGAGGAAAAGGCCGAATCATTGAGATCGAACGCTCGTTGATCGTCAAAGCGCCCCAGCCGGTTAATGTCCGGCTCGTAGACGGCCTGAATTACCTGTCCGGCGACTTCATTTGCCAGATTGCTTTTTTGCGTCTGCAAACAGCAATGAAGAGCCAGCCGGATGATCCGGAAATCAAACTGAATGGAGTTGTAAAAACGCTTGAGGAAGTCCGCCCGTTCACAGCGTCGAATAACTGGGGGATCGATGTCGGAGATGATACGCTGACAATCGGAAATGACACCTGGGAAATTGCGGCGGTGAAGGCGGACAAGTGGCTGGATAACGAGCCTGCTTTGCTTGAACTGACGTTGCGGAAGTGAGGTGGCGGAGATGAATATCATTGAGTCTTTGCGTTATGAAATGCGCCGCCGGATCATCGTGGAGGCCGGGATCGTGGATCAGGACAGTTTTCAGCGGGAATGGTACGACGCGCCTAAATCGGATTTATATATCCGGGAAACGGTGATGGAATATTCACGCGAGGAAGATTCTCAGTGTTCCGAGCTTCTGACCGTACTTTGCGAGTATGATGTTTTTGTCCGCGACAAAGCATTTATTAATCCGATGGCGAGCGCGTCGGACACGGCGGCAAAACTTCTGGATGAATTCAACGTAAAGAACCCGGAGAAAATCAACGTAAACCTGGATGGCTGGTCTGAAAATGTCGTGGCCACGGTCGCGCGGTACAACTACGGAAATCCGACACAGGAAGAGACTTTAGCACGGATTCCGGTCCTGATTTACGTTGAAATTAGAATCCCGGCAAGCGCGGAGTATCTGGCAGAATGATTAAAATCAATTTGGGCAGGAAGGGAGCCGAAAAAAAGATAACTTCGTATTATCGAGGGCAAATCGAAAAAGCCATGAAAATGGCAATCGTTGAATGTCTCCGGCAACTTACGATCAGCACGCCTGTGGACACTGGCCGCGCCCGCTGGGGATGGTTCGTTACGGTTGGAAGTCCGTCAACGGAAGTTGCTCCGGAAGCGCCTAAAGGTTGGAAAGGCGAATCAAAAGGAGGGACAGCCTATTTCGCTATTCCGGATGTCGCTTCGAGGACAAATATCACCGTAAGCGCCGATTCTGCAGCGTATATAACAAATAATGTTCCGTATGTTGTATATTTAAACGACGGAACCACAAAACTTCCTCCTCTAAGATTTGCTGAAAGAGCGGCGGCAAGTGCTCAGATTGCTGTAATGCGATACCTGAAAAGCAAAGGTTGACAGAAACATTTTTTTTAACCAGCGAAAGGAGATTTTTTATGCAGGACATTACTTCTCTTGTTTCCGTTTCAGACGGGAAAACGACCACAACAAGTCTTAAAATTGCCGAAGTATTCGGAAAACAGCACAAGGACATTTTGAAAGCAATCCGTGACTTGGATTGCCCGGATGAATTCGCCGAGCGAAATTTTGCGCCCGGCACTTACAAGGATGCGAACAATCAGGATCGGCCGATGTATTTTGTGACCCGAGACGGATTTACCTTGCTTGCGATGGGATTTACCGGCGAGAAGGCGATGCAATTCAAAATCGCATATATCGATGCCTTCAACGCTATGGAAAAAGTTATTTCCGAGGCCCGGAGGGGGATGATTCCGGAAGAATACGCAATTCTACGCTCTGAAGCGATTATCCGTGAAAACGAGCGAATGCGCCAGCAGATCGAAATGGCAAAGAACTTTCTTCCGCACGGACAGCCCGGCGAGATCAGCAAGGAGACGGGAAGGCCGAAACTTCAGTTCAGATGCTCTTATTACACAAGCGGGAGAGGAAAGCCAGTTTCATTGCTGATTGAAAGTTTCGAACAGCCGGAGCTTTTCCCAGATCGTCCGATGGTTGACACCTCCTCTATTTTGTGAACCGAAACCCAACAAAAAAAGGAGTTGAAAAAAATGGCAGACATTCCGACTACTGGAGCCCCGGTAAACGGGAGAACTCAAAAAGTAAGCATTACGCCGGAAGGAGGGTCTGAAATAGTTCTGAACTGCACGGAGGATGTTCCGATTGCCCCGGCGATGAATTCCCCGAGCGTCGAGGTCCAGACGTTTCAAGGCGGAGACTACACTTCTTTCACGCAGGATGCCGGGTACCAGCCCACCACGATTACGGCGGAATACACAAAAACGAATTACGACACGTTGGATGCCGCACGAGCCGCCGGTAAAACTTGTACAGTGACTCTCGGAGATTCCGGATTTACCGGAACGGCCGTTGTCACCGTATCTGAAGGTCCAACGATTACTGCCGGCGGGAAGAAAGTCCCGACGATGACCGTGCAGATCGACTGGACCAGCTCGAAAAACGTTTCCGCCGGAGTCGGCGGGTGATCTGAAAGAAATTTGAAAGGAGAAAAAAACAATGCTTGATCTGTCAAAACTGAAAGCGCTTGAGCTTCCGAAAAAGGAAATTGAAGTCGAGATTCTTGGCGAGGTCCAGAAGGTGGAAATTTCAGCATTTGGAGACGATATTTATCTCGAACTTGCAGATATTAAGGACACAAATCCGACGAACTCCGAGTATCTTTCCCGGAAATTGCTTTTGGTGAAGTGTGCCGGTTTGACCGAGGATGACGCAAAAATCCTTCTTTCAAAGGACGGGAAGGCCGCTACGAAAATAATGTCTGCGATTTTTGAAATCACCGATGCTTTTGATTCGGAGCGGAAAAAAATCCGTGAAAATGCAAAAAAAAAATCAGAACAAAGCGCCTTGGTGAATACGAAGGCCTGATCCTTCTCTGCGTTAAAAGCGGGGATCTTTCCCCGCTTCTCCCTCTTTCATGGAAAGACTGCATTTTTTTGGATGTTTTCGGCGCATTCTGGCAAGAGCTTGAGGACGAAAAGCTGATTCTTTTTGAGGATATGCGATTTTTTTTGTCCCGGCTTTCCGCGTCGTTCACTGGAGTTGACGGACTGAATTTTCTCCCCTCTCGGGTCCGCGAAATGGGGAGAAGGTGGGAAATGCAACATCCGGAAAAGTGATATTACACTTGCTTATGATTTTTTGCAGAAAGGTGCAAACGTGCAAAAAATTCCACCTACTGCAAAAATAATGAAAGATTTTATGTAGTCTTGGTTAAAAAATAGCTCCCCGTTTGAAATTTTCATTCCGGAAACCAGTATTATAATTGCCATTATCACAAACAAAGCTCCAAAAATGACAATTATTTTTCTGTATAAAGGGAGTTTTTTTGTCTCTTTTTTGTTGTTGCTTGAAAGAAAAATAGTTTCTTGGATCAAAAATTTTTCGCCGCAAGATCCGCAATCAGCCATTTTGCCCGCGAGGTCTGAATCAACATCGTATTCGGAATTGCATTTTGGACAGTAAATTTTCATAGATCCCTCCTTTTGGATAATATATCACTTTTCCCAAGAGTTGACAAGTCTTTTTTTTAAAAAAAGGAGATGTTCATGGAAGATGTGACGGCTAGAATTGTAATTGCCGCTGAAGCTGGGAAGTCGCTGAAAGAAATTTCGCAAGTCGAAAACGGCTTAAATAAAATTTATGATTCCAGGCAAAAAGATTTGATGCTTGCTCAGGCAAAGGCGAAATTAGAACTTGCTGAATACAAATCGATGACGGCAGCGCAAGCGGCATATAATGCTGAAATTCATAAAGAGGGCGCTTTGAAACGTCTCAACTATCGGAAATCACGAGGAGCCGATGCAGATGAAATAGCCGAACTGACAAAGCAATACCAAGCATTAAACGGGCAATATTTAAAACTCGCTCAGGCTGAATCGACTGCAAGTCTTGCGGCGTACAATTCAAAAGTTCAGTATGATAATTTAAGTCAGGCATTGGAAAATCTCTCGAGAAAATCCGACAAGGTGGGGAATAAAACAAAAGATTTGACTGGCCGGATTTCCGCTTCTCGCGCGGCAAGCCGCCTTTTCGGTTTAGACATTGACAACGGAATGAATCCGGCTCTCTTAAAAGCTGGCATTATCGCTGCAGGAGTAATTGCCATTCCGAAAATATTGAGATTTTCGTATGACCAATTTTTGCAGAAAGCAAAAGATGCTGCTGACTACGCAAATATGACGACTTCTTCTATCTTAAATGCCAATAGCTTCAAAAAAGAAGGATATTCGAAAGATACGTCGTATTTGGATTCTTTGCGCGGTATAAACGAGCAAAAAAAACTGTCAAATGCCGACAGATTGGATGCCCAAAAAATTCTTGAAAAATTATCTCAGAAATACGGGGATTTGGGAGCAAAAATCGATGAGGCTACTGGGAAAATTAAAAATTTAGACGAGGTGCAAAAAAAAGTATCAAAAAAAGCGATTGATGAGGAAAAAAAAGATATTAAACGCGCTTTGGATTCGTACCGAAGAGAAATCGCCGCTTTACGAAAAGTCAGAGAAAACGATACATCTTTTGGAGCTATTTTTAGCGAAGAGAAAACCACTGCTGATGCTGTTAATGCTGCTACAAAGATAAATGAAATTGGAACAAAAATGGAGCAGCTGACTAGGCGTTATCAGGAGTTGAACTCAATAAATGTAGATAAAGATGTAGATGAAATGTCAAAAGCAAAAAAAGCCGACGAGGAAGAAAAGAGGCTAGAAGAGCAAAAGAAAAAACAGGAAGAGCAAAGAAAGGCAGAGGAAAAGCTGCGCCAGGATCAAAAAAATGCTCAGGAAAAAATAAATAAAAATTTTGAAGAGGAACTTGAGCAATATAAAACGAAGATAAAATATCAAAACCTGTTAAATGAGGGGAGAAATAAAGAAGCTGAAATTTTGCTTTTTAAGTCCAGACTAGAAAAAAAAGGATACTCTGAAGAGCAAAAAAATAAACTTGTCGGAGAGTTTTCAAAGGAGTACGACCTTCGCAATCAGAGAAAAAACGATCAAGGCCCAGCTTCACAAAGAATTGCCAGCAACCTAATGGGGAAAATTATGACCTTTCAGGAAACGGCGCAATCCGCCGTCCTTTCCAACAGCGTCGACGCTATCCGGCTCCAATCCCGGATGCTTTTCAACAATGCGAACAATCCGCAAGTGAAGTTGGTTGAGCAGGGGAAGCGGAGTGTTTCTCTGCTGGAACGGATGGACAGGACGCTGACAAATATGAGCCGTGGCGGATCGACTTTGAGTCTGAAAACCGTATAATTGGAGGAATTGAAAAATGTCCGTTGAAATAATCGCTCGAGAAGATCGGGGAGCGTCCGTAGACAGCTCCGGGGCCGTCAGCTTTTCGCATGTGATCCAGTTTGAGGGCGACTCCCTGATGGAGATCGTTTCCAGCTCTCTTCTGCCACAGCGCGGAAGCAGGCATCCGCAGAATACCGCCTTTTTCCTGGATTCGCTGGAGGTCCAGCCGAACGGGAACAAGGGAAGAAGGGTTCAGGCTCTGGCGACGCTGAATTACAGCAACTCAACGGAGCTTACAAGGTATTACGGGGGCGATCCGTGGGATCTGGGGGCCCAGAACGTGACCGAGACGACGCAGGAAGCGCAAATTGCGTTTATTTCCGGATGGGATGAGCGTGGAAACGAAATTGCGAACGTCAACTCCGCCGGATGCCGGATTCTATCCGAGACGACCGAGCCTATTATCGTTTTGAGTTTCACTTACAATTTGGAAGCGTTCGATCGAAGAGAACCGAAAATTGCGCGGGAGGCGATTATCAATTCAAGCACTGTCCGGGTCGCCGGTCGGAAGATCCCGGCAAAAACCGGTAAGCTGTTGCCTATGGAGGCAAGTTATGTCGCGGAATACGGAGCTGAAAACGAAATAACCCGCGAGTACTGGGACGTGAAAGCGACGGTTCAAATCAAGGCAAGCGGCTGGGCACGGGAAGAGCTGGACGTTGGCACAATGGCCTTTTTCCGGGACGGCGCAGGGGACCTACTCCGAATCCCGAAAAACATTTACCGTTACACGCCGTGGATGAGCAAGGAGTCGTCCGACAAGTTGCGTACAGTTCCGAAATTCGGCAGTATTGACGATGTTATAGCGGCGCAGGAAAAATATGCCGAACTTTTCGACACGGATGAAGAAAAACAGAATGCAAAAAACGAGCTCCCGTTTGAGGAGATCACGGAGCCGATGCCGCTGAACTCGGACGGAACATTATTCATGGGGGCGATTGAAAACCCAACGGCGAATCCGTACAATAAAAAGATAATTTTTGACACCGTTATCGGCTCGTGGTCGGCGTTCGACATGCCGGAGGAGAGGGCGTAAAAAATGGCTAGAACAAAATACGCTGTCGAATATACCGATCGGCTCCAGCGGGCAGTTGACACCGTTCTTTCCAACCCGAATTTTTCTTCCTATGTCCCCTCCAGACGGCCCGGGCGGAATACTTTCACAGGTCGGTCAACTCCGGTTAAATCGTCCGGGGGATACGAATATTCCGGAGAGTTTGCCGTTCGAGTAAAAGATGGAGATTTTGAAGTCATAAACGGTTTTGCTGATGATCCTTTGAATTCTCCGGCAGGGAGGATACTTGTTGGCGGGAAACTGGTTGGATCCACTGAGTATTACAAAGGCCACTTTAGTCCAAATGATTATAAAAACGGCCTTTTCGTTTATCATATCGTCTCTTTTGAATTTTGGGATGGAAATCCGGAGAATCTAAATTCAAGCATTAGTTTTTTCGATTCAATGGAAAGAGAAGGCGGGGAATACGATGTTTATACCCTTTTGGCTGTTATCAAAGGGAATAAGGTTTTCCAAGCACATTTCGGTCCGATATATATAACTGACCGGTATTTTGACAATTCCGAGATTGAGGGCGTTTGATGCAAAATTATGACTGGGAAGTTGAATTAAAAAAATACCTTTCGAAATACTCTTTGCTCCAGTGGATTCGGATCTTGGATAAAATGCGTGAGGACAGAAGCAATTTTTTTTGTCCGGATCAAGAGTTTTTGAAACTTGAAACCCTCCTTGAAATTGAAAACGGAGCTCCAGAATTTGACCGGTCAAGGATTTTTAAAAATACCTATTTGGAGGATATAGAAAGATGGTATAAAAAATATATTCCGATAATTCCGGTTGACGCATCGTCTCCAATTCAACGTATGGAAGGGGAAACTTTTGGAGAGAAATATCCGGCTATTCATGGCAAAAAAGAAATTCCGCAATGTCAACAGAAAAAAGATGCTGACAATACCATGCAACGGCATGGCTTATGGGGAAAAATTCTGAAAGAAATTATTGCTGGCTATCATGAATTCAACGGAAAAATATTTTATGAAGCAGGAGAAACACTGACAATAAAAGGGAAATATTGCATAAATCATCAAGGGGTTACCCCTCTCGAGTGGATCGACGTTGATACAAAAGATAACTCGTTCGGATCTTACCAAACTGTTTACAGAGATGGAACAGCCGATAGAACTTATGCAACGCAAGCGCAGATTGTTGATTTTACCCCTCCGTTTGATTCAAAATATTATATTGCTCTTATTGGAAATGTCCCCTCCATTTACCAATTTGACGGGATGGGTTTTGCAGAATATCAAGACGCTTGGAACGTCCTGTTTGAAGATGGTCCGATTGAAGGGAAATACACCTCTCCGCTGATCGGACCGGGAACAGTTTGGACAAGTCCAAATCCGGAAGATTTTGCAAACAACCCAGACAGCATCGGTATGAGCGGATATTATATTAGTTCTTCTCTATTTCTTCTGACTCCGGCGGACGGATTCCGGGACTACTATATACCGGACGGGGAGAATCAGCAAAGTTGACAGATCCTCTGTTTTGTGAAAAAACGGAGGTTTTGAAA